TTCGACTGAAGGTGATTGCGGGTAAGCCGCTGGTTGTAAATCTGAAACTCTCATTGTATTCCCTTTCGTTGGAATGTCTTAACTTCTTATCTATATATATTATCGTCTATGGCTGTGACACATTAGGTCACTCACTCAGATTATTTTGTAAGAAAGTATGCTTTTTTTATCTGTGTGAATATATCTTTTTACATGGGGAGCATAGAACATAATGCTATCTCCATCGAACTCAACTAGTTCCGCTTTTGTCTTATACTTCCAGTCACAACGGACACCGCGTCCAGATATTGCAATCTCGCAATCTTGAGGAATATTTTCGATGAAGTTTTCTATCAATACCATTTTACTTTCCTTTTCGTTATGCTCTTATTATACCATACTTATCGGCATTTGTCAAGGGTAATCTTTAGCTATTTATGAAATTAACTAATAAACTTTTCTTAGCCCAAAGTTGTTCTAGTTCACGTTCAACAATGTCGGTATTGTGTTTGCCCAACTCATTAACGTGTTGTTCAATTTTCTTTTCGATCCGACGATCAATCTTGAACAGTTCTAGTTTAGCTTGACTCTTGTTTCCAATTTTGGTAATCTTCATGCTGTTTTCCTTTGTTGTTTCGTTCTCTCTTATGCTTCCCATTATAACATATATCGACCATTTTGTCAATAGGTCTTTAACCTTTTTTAGAAAATAATCCTAACTAATTCTGTTGCATAAAAACATACTGCATACACAACTAAAAAGCCAATCAACATGTAACCTAGTACGTCTATTACTTTATCAAACATATTGTAATCCTTGCTAATCCTTAATTGTTATATACTAAGTATATCATATATATCGGCATTTGTCAATAGATACTTAATAAAAATCTCAGAATAATACAATCTTTTTTTGCTATTGAGACTAATTCTCATTAGTGCGGCGCGGGCGGCCCGACCTCACTTTTACCCTATAAAAATAGGGGTTTAAGCGACTTTCACATTTTAAAAAAAAATACCCTGCCGACTGTCAAAAAGGAAAAATCAGCCGACAGGGCACAACCTATGTATTAGTAGTCGAATCCGAAGTATCCGTCTTCACCGTACATGTCGACGGGATCAAGATCCCAGCCATCATCCCACGGCTCTTGCGGGTACGGATTTGGATCGACGTTATCGAATTCCTCTTCCCACGCGATAGATTCCTCCTCACGCTGTTCCTGAATTTCGTTGTAACGGGCAGCGTCGCGAAGTTCGGCTTTGAAAAGATTGTCGCTCATAGTGAGACTCCTGAAAATTGGTTTTTGTTATGACTTCATTATACAATAATTATCGTCAGATGTCAACAGTAAACTTGAAAGAAAATCAGAAAAAATCGCAAGTGTCACAATCGACAACGCCGACCATGTCCATGAGTTCAGTGGTCAGTCCACGCAAGTGTGATGGATGCCAGTCCACATAGACGACAACTCTATCACCATCAAGGCACTTCACAGGGAAGTCATTGAAGGCGGCAGCTTGCTCAGCGGTTTCAAAGAAAATTTCAACGTGCATAGTAAATCCTTTCGAGTAACTAATTTGTTATGTCTTAAGTATACTATATTTATCGTCTATTGTCAAGTAATACTTTAATATAATATCTAAATACATATACATATCTTTCAGTAATTTTAGGCCACCAAGAGGGGGTATTTTTATAGTCTGTTCATTTTTGGATATTTTTTATCGAAAAACGCAGGGTGGTACAGACATAACCTGAATCAATATATAATAAAAGTGGTCGTTTGATTCTAAAATTTTTTCTCAGGGCTTTACATAAAAGTGGTCATTTCCCTGAGATTCCTAAGCCTGATCAATTCCACAAATTCCCCTACCTGCCCTTTTCTTTATGCCCAACTTCTGTCGTACTTTTCTTATAGCATCTAATGTTATTATGCGCCCTGTCTTTTCTGTTAGCTTTTCTGCGAGATCCACATCTTTTGTAAATGCCGCATTTTCCCGAATGAAATCTTTTTCTTCATCCGTCCATTTTATATTCATTTTAATCTCCAAAAAGTGGTCTTTCGTGTATATAATATTATATCAACACACTATTATTTATGTTTACGAAAATTGGAGATACTTATGGAAGAGCCTAAGTTCTTAAAAACCGAACTTAAAGTAACTGCCTCTGAAGAGCTTGAAAAAGAAGTTGAAGAAGAGTTAAAAAATTCCGAGGAAAAGTCAATAGCTTCTATTATTAAGGAAAGTGAGGAAAGTAATGAGACTTAAAGTAATTTATACAGGAGATCCTTCCGAGACAAAAATTCTAAATGCAGAAACAGGTGAGCATTTAATGGGTATAAGTTCTGCTGAAATTAGTATAGGACCATACGAAGCTTATTGCGCCCTTGTACTCCAAGACTTCGAGCTAGAAGCAGACAATTTAAGAGGAGAGCTATTTTCACCTCCATGTCCAACTGCTTCCGACACTCCTAAAGGATAAGTTATTTGGACGAAAGCAATAATCTGCCTAATGATATAAATGAGATAGTTGATAGAATTTCAAGTAGACTATCTTATAAGTTCAAATTTGGTTATCATACAATTGATGATATGAAACAGCAAGCAGCCTTATTTGCTTGGGAAGGAATACAAAGCTGGGATAAGATAAGACCTATTGAGAATTTTCTTTGGATACATGTAAGAAACCGCCTTTATAATTTTAAAAGAAATAACTATGGTAGACCAGAGAAACCATGCGACTCATGTCCACTGTATGTAAATAAAGAATGCACTAAGTATAACGATATGATGGACTGTCACTTATATTCAGGATGGTCCAATAGGAATGAATCAAAAAAGAGTCTAATGAGCACTTATAGTACTATTTCTGATAACTATCATCAGGTTAACGAAGCAGAGGAACTTTTTAGTAAGGAAGTCCTGACGGTTATAGATTCAGAACTTCACGTAAGTTTTAGAGAAGATTGGATAAGATTTACTAACAATCTTAGGTTACCTAAGCAAAAGAGAGAGCGGCTTTTATTAGAGATCGTGACTGTTTTAAAGGAGAATGGAATTGTCCCAGAAGAAGAGGGGTAAGTTATCAAAGGGCGAAATGGATTACATTCGTCAGAACTGTTTTGATTTAGAAGTACAGGAAATAGCTGATGTATTAAATCGGACCTCTGGACCTATTCAGAAGTTTATTGATAAGGAAAATTTAAAGGCGCGGAATATGACGGATGATGAGCATCTATTAGTTCATCTTCGTGGACGATATTATTTTCAGGAATTAAGAAAGCAGTTTTCTAAGGGTGAGTTGATTTTCTTTGAGCATCAGTGGATTGATTATTTTAAGCAGTTTGGTGAGGATGTTACCCATACAGAGGAGATGCAGATCCTAGAAGTTATTAGGACTGAAGTTCTTATTAATCGTGGTATGGAAGACCGCCAAGAAGTTATGAAAAATATAGAGCGATTGAACAAACTTATTGACGATGAAATTCGTAAACCTGAAGCGATGCAAGACACTCAGGCTATCGCAAGTTTCACCACGCAATTAGGTGCTGCGTTTGCTTCTAAATCTGCTTATATTAATGAACATGAAAAATTACTAACAAAGAAAGAGCGGCTACTCAAAGACTTGAAGGGTACTAGAGAGCAACGCAAGAGGAACTCGGAGGACGCAAAGACAAACTTCTCGGCTTGGTTAAAACAACTTGACGATCCAGAGGCTCTTAAGCGTGAAAGTGTAGACATGGAAGTCAATAGAATAGCTGCAGATAAGTCAATTGAAGACATGTCTGAATATCATACTTATGAGGATGGCAGTATAGATCAGCCATTTTTGAATGCAAATACAATAAAGGATGAATAATATGAAGAAAGCAATTGTAACTGGTGTTACGGGACAGGATGGATCTTATCTAGCAGAATTATTACTAGAGAAAGGATATGAAGTCATAGGGCTCAAGAGAAGAAGTAGCACATCTACTTTAGAAAGAATATCTGATATTCAAGACAAGATACAAATTGAGGAGTTTGAGGTGTCTGACTCTGGCTCGGTATATTCTGTTGTTCAAAAACATAGACCTGACGAGATTTATAATTTAGCTGCTCAATCTCATGTCAAGACTTCTTTCGATCAGCCTAACTACACATTCCAAGTGAACACTATTGGGGTTACTAATTTCCTAGAGGCCATTAGACGATTCTCTCCAGATACAAGATTCTATCAAGCTTCTACTTCAGAAATGTTTGGCAAGTCTGTTACTAGGAGAAAGAACAGCGTATGGGGTGAAGAAAAATGGGAAGCGTATCAAGATGAGAAAACTGTATTTGAGCCACAAAGTCCATATGCAGCAGCCAAGCTGGCATCTCACCATCTGGTAAGAAATTACCGAGAAGGATATGGTCTGTTTGCTTGTTGCGGAATTCTTTTCAATCATGAGAGTGAGAGAAGAGGTGAAAATTTTGTAACACGAAAAATTACAAAGTGGATTGCGGAGTTTATAAGATGGGCTGAAGTTCAAGGTCTAGATGCTTCCCCTAAACACTTTGAGTTCATAGAAGATCATATACACAGTCGCAGAGATTCTTTTCCAAAGCTTAGGCTTGGAAACGTAGACGCATATAGAGACTGGGGGCACGCACAAGACTACGTACACGCTATGTGGCTAATGCTACAACAAACTAATCCTGATGATTATGTGATAGCGACAGGAGAGACACACAGCGTTCGTCAATTTTTAGATAAGGCTTTTCAACATATAGGAATTGATAACTACGAAGATTTCTTTGTTATTGACGAAAAGTTCTATAGGCCATCTGAGGTTGAATACTTGAAGGGCATTCCAGCTAAAGCAGAAGAGAACCTCGGGTGGGAAAGAAAAGTTAGTTTCGATGACTTAGTAAAAAGAATGGTTGATAGCGATATACATGCCGAAGAAAAGAAGAAACAACCGCAATGGCAGGTTCGGTTCGTTCCGTAATCAAAGGAACTACCAAGACCCAGCGTACGCAGCGTTTAGAAAGCAGGTAAGGGACAGGGACAATAACAAGTGCCAGTTTCCCGGATGCAGCTCTAAAAGCAAACTAGAGGTACATCATATAAAGAAATGGGCTTCGCACCCTTCAATGAGATATGATGTTACTAATGGTATAACCTTGTGTAAAAAATGTCATAACATGGTTAAGAATAATGAAGAAGTCTATGAGTCCTTGTTTTATAAGCTACTAGAATGGAAAGCTACAAAGAAAAGAGACGAAGATGTCTAGATTTAAAGTTATAAAAGACACCAGAGAGAAAAAAGGCCATGGCTGGTGGTTTGATGAAAGCGCCTATTGCGTAGGGACTGAGGTCACTAAAGTAGATATAGGCGACTATACAATAGAAGGATTAGAACATGTACTCTGCATAGAGAGAAAGGAAAGCGTTTCCGAGTTTGCCGGTAATTGTGGGGAGAAAAGATTTTTCAGAGAATTAGAAAAGATGGCAACTTTTCCTCATGCTTTCTTATTGTTTGAATTTAATTGGTCAGACATAGAAAGGTATCCTCAAGGATCTGGTATACCTAAGAAAGTCTGGCCTTCTTTGAGGATTAAAGGAAAGTACATGCAGAGAGTTATCTCTTCTATACAAATAGACTATGGGGTTCATGTAATAGCCTGTGGTGATAAGAAAAGAGCCGAAGAGATAGCTATGCTTATAATGAGAAAGGTTTACGAAAAAAATGAAGGAAAGCACTAGATCCTTTATATCTTCCGTTATTTCGTCTGATGATAATGCTTGGCTTGGCTTGGACGATACGGATATCGCTAAGTTTAAATCTCCTCTAGAAGAAACCTCTAGTTTTGACAAAGATAATCTTCATCTCAAAGTAATATCTCTTATGAGAAAGCCTGAGTATTTTCAATGGACAGTAAAAAAATTACTTGGTGTTGAATTACTACCAGTTCAAACTTGTATACTTAGAGAGATGTGGGTAAGGGCTTTTCCCATGTATATAGCAAGTCGTGGTTTCGGTAAGTCCTTTCTTCTAGCAGTATACTGCTTGCTGAGATGCACCCTGATACCCGGCACAAAGATTGTGATTGTAGGGGCTGCCTTTAGACAATCAAAAGTCATATTTGAGTATATGGATACAATATGGCGTAATGCTCCAATTCTACAGAGCATTTGTTCTGACAGTAGCGGGCCTAGACGAGATGTTGACAGATGTACAATGAGAGTTAACGACAGTTGGGCCATGGCGGTTCCCCTTGGAGACGGGAGTAAGATTCGTGGTTTACGCGCGCACACGATTATAGCTGACGAGTTCAATTCCATCCCTACTCATATTTATGAAACAGTGGTGGCTGGTTTTGCTGCCGTTTCTAGTAACCCAACACAGAATGTTAAAGACGCAGCCAAAAGAAAGAAGATGCAAGATAAAGGCACTTGGGCTGAAAAGATGGAGGAGAGATACTCAGAAAGAAAAACTAACCAGTCAATAATAGCTGGTACAGCTGGATATGCCTTTGAGCCATATGCTAGTTATTGGAAAAAATATAAAGAGACTATACAAAGTCATGGAGATTTCAGGAAGGTCGCCGAGAAGATGGGCGACGATCCAGATGAAGTACCAGAATATATGAAGAGGTTAGACTGGAAAAACTTCTCTGTAATAAGAATGCCTTATGAGTTGATACCTGAAGGCTTCATGGATGATCAGCAGGTAGCTAGAGCAAGAGCTACAATGCACAATGGAATCTATCAAATGGAATATGGAGCCTGCTTTACAGACGACAGTCAAGGCTTCTTTAGACGAAGTCTAATACACTCTTGTGTAGCGTCTGACCAGAACTGTTCTAAAGCAAACTGGGCTCCTTGGTGTCCTGAACCATTCGACCCAATAGTAAAAGGTTCTCCAGACAAAAGATATGTCATGGGCATAGACCCAGCTTCAGAACAAGACAACTTTGCCATAGTTGTTATAGAAGTACATCCAGAGCATCAAAGAGTTGTGTATGTTTGGACGACTAATAAAAAAGATTTTGCAGGCAGAAAAAAGATAGGACTTACAGATACTCATGATTACTATAGTTTCTGTGCTAGAAAGATTAGGGATCTTTTAAAGGTTTTTCCTTGTGAGGTAGTAGGCATAGACTCTCAGGGTGGAGGATTCACAATAGCCGAAGGTCTTAGAGATCTCGATAAGATTAAGACTGGTGAGAGACCTATCTATCCTATCATAACAGACAAAGCCAAAGATACTGACGATCTTCCCGGAGATCATATACTTGATCTAGTAAACTTTGCCAAGGCCGAATGGACGGCACAAGCCAATCATGGAATGAGAAAAGACCTAGAAGATAAAGTATTGTTATTCCCAAGATTTGATACACTCAGCCTTAGCATAATGACAGAGAAAGATAAGATATTTTTCGACGAAATGAAACAGAAAACTGGAGATAGCAAATCATTAAGGCTGTATGACACGCTTGAGGATGCTGTTATGGAAATTGAAGAATTGAAGAGCGAACTGTCTACAATAGTTATATCAGTTACCCAGTCTGGAAGAGAAAGATGGGACACTCCACAAATCAAACTTGAAACTGGAAAAAAAGGAAGAATGAGAAAGGACCGCTATAGCGCTTTAGTAATTGCAAATATGCTTGCAAGGTCTCAAAGATTTGTAATTCCACAACCAGAGTATAACGTAATAGGAAGAGTTGCGGGCCCATCAAGTAGTAAAATAGACTCAAGAATGTATGTAGGTCCAGAATGGGCTAAAAATTTCAACCAAGCTACTTGTTTTAGAATAGACAAAAACAATGAGTAATGGTGTATAATACAATAAGTATTGCTTTCTATCTCAATATACATTGGAGCTACGGTGTCTAAAAACAAATATCCTAAAAGTTCTCAGTCTCCTTTAGAGGAAGCTGCATACGTCAGTTGGGGATCTGACAATTCCGAAGAAAGACAGTCTGCTATTGACTCTTATAGCAAGTCTGTATCGGAATTTTCTTATGCTAGCTTAGGCTCTAGGACTAGGGACTTCTCTGATTTGACCACGAATCTTGGTGGTCGTCCCGGACTTAATCAAGGTGATTTTGACTGGTTTAGACCCGGACAAGCTGTACCGACTAAAAGCAAAAATATTATAGCATTCGCCCGCACAGCCTATAGGAGGATAGGTCTAATTAGAAATGCTATAGATCTAATGGGCGACTTTGCTTGCCAAGGGATAAGATTAGTTCATCCTAATCCAAGAATTGAAAAGTTCTATAATGATTGGTTTAGTCGAGTTAAAGGACCATTTGTATCTGAGAGAGTATGCAATCTATTATTTAGAGAAGCTAATGTCCCAATAAGAATGAAGACTGCCAAGATCAATAGACAAAAAAGACTAGAAATGCAAAGATCAGTAGCCTCGCCAGACATGCAGGCTATAGTCAGAGATAAAAGCTTTTCCAAGAATGAAATTCCTTGGCAGTATATTTTTCTCGATCCTCTATTGATAGATCCAGTTGGAGGCCCTCTATCGAACATGGTAGGGTCTAAAATTTATCGAATGAAAATACCATCTCATATTAAGAGAGAGGTAAGGAAGCTGCAAGCAAGCCAGAATGTATCAGACAAGGCATTGCTCTCTCAAATACCTCCAGAAATTCTCAATTCTGCAGAGACTAGTAAAGGTATTTTACTGCCTCCTGAAAAGACATTCGTATATCACTATAAAAAGGATGACTGGCAAGAGTGGGCAGATCCAATGACATATGCTTGCTTCAAAGACTTATTGCTGTATGAAAAGTTAAAGCTTGCAGATCAAGCAGCATTAGATGGAGCAATATCTAAGATAAGAGTTTGGAAGCTTGGTAACTTAGAACATAAGCTTGCCCCAACAGCTTCAGCTGCTTCTGCATTAGGAGACATACTAGGAACGAATGTCGGTGGTGGAACTATGGATATAGTTTGGGGCCCTGATATCGAACTCATAGAAACAGGAACAGACGTGCAAAGATTTTTAGGTGAAGAGAAATATAGACCTACGTTAATGGCTATCTATGCTTGTCTAGGAATTCCACCAACACTCACAGGAACCTTCGGTGCAAGCGGAACAACTAACAATTTCATATCGCTAAAGACTCTTACTGAAAGATTGAATTATGCTAGGAGTATACTTCTAGATTTCTGGAATCACCAGATTAGAGTTGTTCAAGAGTCAATGGGTTTCAGAATTCCTGCAGAGGTAGAGTTTGACTTCATGTATCTTGACGATCCAGCTTCTATGACTCAGCTCATGATAAATCTTGCTGATAGAAATATAATTAGTGATGAGTTTGTTCAAAGAAACATAAAAGCAAAACCGTCTGTAGAAAGAAATAGATTGGTTAACGAAGGGAAGAAAAGAGATAAAGGTTCTATGGCAGAAAAAGTAAGTCCATTCCATGCAGTAGATAAGAAGTTTTCTTTAGAAAAAATAGCTCTACAAACAGGAGTTGCTACTCCAACGGAAGTAGGTCTTGAACTAGATGACAGAAGAGACGGAGAAGAATCTGCTTTAGAACTAAGAAGACCAAAGCAAAATAAATCAGATCCTGAGCAAAAGCAAAAGACGCTACCATTTATGGAGGATACTCCATCTCCAAGTGAATCTCCCGGAAGGCCTAAAAATTCTAGAGATTTAGTACCTAGAGAAAGAAGAACCTTTAAACCAAAACAAAAGGCCTCAATAGAAATATGGGCAAAGCAAGCTCAAGACTCTATATCTGATCTTTTGAACGAAGGAATTCTAAAAAGCTTTGGCAAGAAAAATATGAGGAGTCTAAATTCAGAAGAGCTCAGACAATCAGAGATGATAAAGTTTGAAGTTTTACTGGCAATGGATCACACTAAAGGCATTGATCAAGAGAATATCATAGATGCGTTTTCTAGTGACAATGTCTCCGCTTCCATACATAATGAATTTGAATTATGGATTTCTGAAGCCTCATCTCAAATTGAAAGACGCCTAACTATCGACGAGATTAGAAACCTGAGAGCGGCTTTCTACGCTGAAAAAGTTAAATAGACACTTTTGGTGTAATAATCTGTTAGAGGTAACCTTATGAAAAAAATAACTATCTTTGATGCAGAAATCGAAGCTGGGATTGGTGAGCAGATAAGAAGTCAAGCTTCCATAGCTTACGTATCGCCCCTTTGCATTTCTGACAATGAAAATAAAAATAAATCCGGGCTAAGATTCAATTCTAAATTACTAGATGATTTGAAATCGACAGCTTCTGCCCACGATAAAGATGTCTACCAGACCTATTCTATTTTAGTCAGTACTTCTTGGAATAAGAATGATGATGTCTTTACGTCGCAAGAAGTCTGGAGGGCTAAGGATACACCAATATATAAACCTGCCAATTTAGAACACGATGAGAAAAAAATTGTTGGTGGGATTATAGGTAGCTGGCCTGTAGATGAAAAGCTAGACTTGATCCAAGAGGATGTAAGTTTAGACAATCTACCTGACTACTACCATATACTTGTTTCTTCTGTTATATACAATCAATGGCAAGATCGTGAATACAAGGCAAGAGCAGAAGAGCTTATTGAGAAGATCGAAAAGGGTGAGATGTTTGTTTCAATGGAATGTTTATTCTCAGGTTTTGACTACGCTGTTATTTCCCCTGATAGCAAAAACCACATTGTAGCTAGAACTAACGATACAGCATTTCTTTCAAGACATCTTCGCGCTTACGGAGGTACTGGTGATTACCAGAATCATAAGATTGGAAGACTACTCAAATCAATAAACTTTTCAGGAAAGGGCTTCGTTGAGAAACCTGCAAATCCTGATAGTATAATATTTGATGCAGAGAAGGATTTTGATTTTGCGAACGCCTCTATTTCAAAAAATCTGTTTTCTACTAAAAATAGTGTATATTTTAATGTAGAAGACAAAGTATTTTCTAGTAAAGAAAAACAGGAGAACTTTAATATGTCTAATGATATTTTAAGTGCTCAAATTTCGGAACTCAAAGAGTCTTTGGCAACACTAAAAAGTGAAAACAAAGAGCTTTCGGATAAGCTGGCTGCTGCAAACGTTGGAAGTTTGGAAACCCAAATTTCAGATCTTGAGCAACAAGTTGAAAGTCTCTCTGCTTCGCTTTCTGAATCTGGATCTTCTCTCGAAGCTGCAGAAGCAAAAATTGCCGAACTTGAAATAAGTGCCGAAACTGGAGCACAAGCTCTTGCTGAAGCTAACAGTACTATTGAATCAATGGTTGCTGAACAATTAGTTACAGCTAGAAAACAGAAACTGGTTGAAGCTGGCCTCTCAGAGGAAGAAGCTTTAGCTAAACTCGAAATCTTTGATGGTCTTTCTGATGAACAATTTGAAGCTGTTGCTGAAACTATTTCAGCTGCCGTTCCAGTAAAAAAGGTTCCTGCAGAAAAGCATGATGACAAAGAGGAAAAAGCTATGAAAATGGCTCCTAAAGTCAAAGCAGAAAAGCATGAAAAAGATGAAGAGAAAAAAGAAAAAGGCATGAAAATGAAGCCTATCAAAGCGGAAGAAGCAGAAGAAGTAGAAGAAACTGAAGCTCAAGAAATTGACGAAGAAGTTTTGGAAACCGCGTCTGTTGAAGATTCGATTGATATGTCTATTGCCTCTGAAGAACTCGAAAACGAAACCGGGCATGTTAGGGCTGGCCTTCGTGATTGGGTAAGTCAACACGTTCTCAAAAATAAACAAGGAGAATTAGAATAATGGCACTTAAACCAGATAGAGTAGAACACCTTACCGACCTAAGTTTCTTTATGAATGAAACTGGTAATAGAGGTGGAATTGTAACCTTTAGAGTTTCTGCAGCTGCATCTGGTGCAGCTATGGACGACGCAAATGCTAAAGTTGGCTATCCTACGGGAACCAATGCTGCTACGTTCGGCCAAGGTAATCAGAAGCCTGCAGGTTTGTTATTAAATGATGTTGTTAACCTAGACCTTACTAGACAGCATATTAACTTCCACAAGGACGAAGTCCAAAAAGGTAGTAAAGTATTGCTTCTACAACGAGGTACTGTTGTAACAGATCAAGTTTCCGGAACACCTACAGCAGCTAATATTGGAGCTACATTGTACTTCGATCAAGATGGCAAGCTTGGTGTTGGTGTTAACGCATCTAACCCTGTCGGTCGGCTTCTTTCAATCAAAGATGCTGACGGATACGCTAAGGTGTCTATTGACATCACTTGGTAGTTTAAAGAAAACCTAATTTAGGAGATTAGATAAATGGCTAATAGAAAATTTTTCGAGCCTTCACAAGAAATGAATCAGCTTCTTCGTCAAGCTGGCTCTTTGAATCGTGAAGAGTCTCTAGCCGCTACAGCAGAACTTGCAAAAGCACTTGAACTGCCATTGCGTAAAGGTGTTATGAGCGGCAATATTTTGGATGGCATCTTCGAAGCTATTAGATTAGCTCCCGGAGCAACGACTGAATTCCCACTGGACTTCATCGCTCCCGGAACTGAGAGAGACTTCGTTGCCTATACTATCCCTAACCACGGTAGAATTCCTGAACGACACGTTGAGGGTGACTACGTAATGGTTCCAACTTATGATGTTGGTGCTTCTATTGATTACTTGCTGAAATATGCTCGTGACGCTAGATGGGATGTAGTAGGCCGTGCCATGAGTGTACTAGAATCTCAGTTCACTAAAAAGATGAACGATGATGGTTGGCACACCATTATCAGCGCTGGTGTTGACAGAAATATTCTTGTCTTCGACGCTGATGCTGCTAACGGAACCTTCTCTAAGAGACTTGTTTCTTTGATGAAGACCGTTATGCGAAGAAATGGTGGTGGTAACAGCACTTCTATTAATAGAGGTGAACTTACTGACTTGTATCTAAGTCCAGAAGGTATCGAAGATATCCGAAACTGGGGCGTAGATGAAGTTGATGACATCACTCGTCGAGAACTGATTACTCAGGAAGGCGGTCTTCTTGTCAGAATATTCCAAGTAAATCTTCATGATTTAGATGAACTTGGAGAAGGTCAAGAGTACGAAGGTTTCTATGAAGGTGATCTTAGCGGAACTCTACCCGCTGGTGACCAAGAAATCGTTATCGGTCTAGATCTGCGAAACTCTGACAGTTTTGTTATGCCTGTTCGACAAGAAGTTCAGGTATTTGAAGATGACACTCTTCATCGTCAAAGACGCGCTGGTATGTACGGTTGGGCCGAGCACGGCTTTGCTGTACTGGATAACCGAAGAGTTCTATTGGGCGCGTTCTAATAGACCTTTAGTCTTGTATCATAGATCGCCTTTAGTAGCCTTAGCGTTGCTAGGGGCGATTTTTTTATCTCAGAGGTGTAAAAGTGACATTAAGAATTAAAGACAGAGTAAAACAAGGTAGTACAACTGTTGGTGTCGGGACAATTAGTCTTGATGTCTCTTTAACTGCTAGTGGCTTTCAGGACTTCTCAGTCTTAGGAAATGGTACACAGACATATTATGCTATTGAGGAAGGAGCTAATTTTGAGATAGGAGTAGGAACGTACTCTTCAAATACACTTACTAGGTCAACCATTCTTGCTAGTAGTAATGCAGGATCTAAAATTTCTCTTGGTGGAAATTCTAATGTATTTGTTACCTATCCAGCTGAAAAAGCCGTCTTTACCGATACAGAAAACAACGCCACGGTCACAGGCTTAATAGTTGGCGAAACTGGTGTTAAGTTTGACGATGGAACAATACAAACAACGGCAGCCTTATCTTTCTCTACTGCTAGTGGAGCCAAGATAGATACTAACACTACCAATATCACATCTACAGGGACAACGAATGCTGCTAATATAACTACAGTTTCAGGTCTTGTGAATACGATACAGACATCTGGGGTAGCTTTAGATACTGACATTAATACAGTCTCTGGTCTCGTTAACACAATACAGACAACAGGTGTCGCAACTGCTGCAAGCCTTGCTTCAACCGGCGCAACAAATGCCGCTGCTGCTAACACTAACGCTGGTAGCATAACGACCCTGACAACCAACCTAGCATCGACAGGCGCGACCAATGCCGCTGCCGCTAATACAAACG